AGGCGTTGTTCTTGTATCTTAGGGACAAATTCAAGTCCCTTGTCTCCTGAGTACAAAAACTCTTGTGTCTCAGGCGTAAAGTAGAGATTCTTCGGTCTAGTTAAATCGATAAGTTTGTTTTCTGCTGATATGACAACACTAAAAGCATCACCATCATTGACAGTTAAAGTGTCCATACGACCTTTAAACAAGATCATGCTGTTTATTTCTTCTGTTGTGCCAGCATGAAAGAAAAACATTTTAAGTGTGATTGGTCGGTTTTGATAATCTTCAGTAGTGGCATAAGAGACAATATCTGAATTAAGTCCTGATATGCTAATAGTTAAATTAGTGGATGCTAGTTCGTTGGTTTCTTCTATGTTTGAGATAGTTAAGAGTTCACCAGCACCAGTGTAAGTTTTGCTGCCACTAGTAAAGTCGCCTATACCTGTCCACAAATTAAGCTCACCTGAATCAAACTCTAAATCTACCGCATAAGCGATGTTTTGATTGTCATTGGACAATCTATTAGCTATGTCTGAATTAAGGTCTCTACTAGCCATTAATCACCTCAACTGCTGTAAATGAAAGTCCATAGATAGATGCTTCATTAACAGACCATGAGGTTTGATTGGAAGCTAATCTAAATTGACCTTTAGGACTTGCGAACTTGACATAGTGACCTGCGGTTATGTCTTTTCTTAATTTAGGTTCGATACGCACACCATAGTCTAGTGGTGAACCTGAACCTCTGCTAGTAGCATCTTCTACTGCCATCACATATTGCACTGGATTAGATGTGCTTGAAGCTGCGTCATGGATTGCTAGATAGTCACCCTTGTCTATTAGACCTGTTGCCGATGATACTGCTGTCAATGCTAAACCAGTTGCACCTTTGATATTCTGTTGTACCTTGCAATTTGCTGTTGATGTTTCGTCTACCAAATCACGATCAACGACAACAGCAGTATCCGATGTTTTGGTTGCTATTCTAAAAGTGCCATTGTTATCTTCATTAGTTGCCCCTGAGACAACAATAAAGTCACCAACAAAAGTATTGGTAAATACTGAAGTTGCAGCACTGATAGTCTTGGTAGATGCAGTAAATGATAATGTTTCACTAGTATCTGATACTCTGTTTTCTGTTGCCAAGAAGTCACCGCTATAGTTACCACTATTGGTTGTGTGTGATGGGTCGCCAAGCAAGAAAGTATTTTTAACGCCTTGCAATCTAGTTAAGAATGTTACCCACTCGACAGCATCGCTTCTTTTCATCGGTGGTAAATTAAGTTCAGCAGTCCAGTAAACTGCATCGTATTCTTGTGTTCTTTGTCTATTAGTAAATGCAGAACGAGCAGATGCTATCCCTCTGTTTAGACTAAACTTGACTGTAGCAAAGTTATGATTGGTTGGTATATCTATAATCATCTCATACCTCTTCTAAAGTTACCGCCACGATTCATGGCTTCTACGACTGCTGCTTTAGATGTTTCAGCTATGTCTGGTAGTAGTTGCAAGACTTCATTCTTAACAGTGTCTTGTACACCTGTTGCAAAATTAACAGATTGATTAATGACAATACCGCCACCGCCACCTAAAGCGTGATTAGGTATGATTTTACCAGATGTTGCTGGGATGAATAATTCAGCACCTTTCTCACCAACCATGTAAGGTGTACCACCAACAACTAGACCACCGCCCTGTTCTTTTTCTGGTGTTTTTTTAGATGTTAAAAACATACCAAATCCCTCTGCCATCGGGTTAGTAATGCCAGCTCGTATCATTGCACCAATTAAATCTCTTGTAATGGTGTTGATTAAGTCTTTAATAGCAAATTTACCACCAGTCACAAAATCAGTAATAATATCAGCGAGGTTGTTAAATGATTTGGTTAAGATGTCACCAACTTCTTCACCTAATGTTTTTTGTTTACTGATAAAATCTGCAAACTTTTTACTTAGATCATCTTGAAACTCATTGACTACATTGCTTGATTCTTGCAGCTTTTTAAGCAATGCTTCAGGACTAAGACCATGCAAAAAACCACCTTCTTCAAATATAGGTAGTTGTTCACCTTTTTCTACTTTGGTAAATGTTTTAAGCTGATTATTTAATTCTTTTATTTTTTTCTTATTACCTTCGACATCAACTACAAGCTCTGGTGCGGTCAGTTTATCAAAACCTAAAAATTCTCTTACACCATTTATAACAACATAAATACCATCAGAGAAAGTTTGAAAGTTTTTCAAAATGCCATTTATGCTATCAGCAAATACATTTTGCAATGTTAATATACCAATTTCAGCATTGGTAAACATATTTGGTATATCTTGTAAAAATATTTTCCCAAAAAAGTTGTAAAGTTTTCTAGTAAGCTCGTCTGATATAGTCAAAAGGTATGCAAATGCAGCACCTAATCCTGCGACTAAAAAAGTTATAGGATTCGCTACAACGACAGCTACCATGCTTGCCAAGAATTTATACATAGCTACAGTAGCCATACCGATAGCTGGAATTAAAGCACCTAAACCAACAACAACAAATTCATTAATATGTTTAGCAACATAAGCAATGGAATTAGCTACTGCATCTTGCGCACCAGTAGCTTTGTTAAAAGCATTAACAGCTTCGTACAGCCTTACTTGTAATACTTGAAAAGCAGCATCAACAGTGAATTGCATATCAGAAACTTTTTCAGTTGTTTCTTCAAAAGATGCAATTAAGATTGGCATAATTTTTTCTGTGGTAATTTTACCAGCAGCACCCATGATTCTTAATTGACCAACAGTCGCATCAAAACCATCTGCTAATAAATTAGCCAAGACCACATTGTTCTCAAGCACCGATCTCATCTCATCACCAGATAGTCGACCAGAAGATAAACCCTGTGCAAGCTGACGGGCTGAGTTAGCTGCTTCGTAAGCAGTTGTACCAGATAGTTTGAATGTTGCATTGACAGTAGCGGTTGCTGCTGCTAACTCTTCTGTCGTGATACCAAGATGCTGTGTTGCTTGTATCATCCTTGTAAAAACGACACCAGTAGCTTCAAAACTTGATCTTGTATGTGCTGCAACTTGAGCAATTAAATCCATTTGTTTAGCAGTTTTTTCTGCATCATTATTGAATGAATTAAGCCTGTTTCTTAAGTCGGTAATTGAGTCACCCATATCAATTAACTGCTTAACACCAAAAGCAGTAGCAAATGTGAGTGCTGTTCTTTTTAATTCTGAATTAAAACCAGTGACATTTTTTCGGACTGAACGAAAGGCTCGTTGGGTCTTATCTGAACCAACAATATCCATTCTGGCTTTCATTTCAGCCATTATATTTTACCTCTTGAATATTTCATTTGTTGTTCTTGTACTTTGCGTTCATCTTCTATTATATCGAAATATGCACACCACGCCACAAACTCTTCACGAGGTATGGCTTCTATTTCTTCTAAAGTTTTGTGTAAGCGTTCAGCGAGTGCGAACTTTGATCGTAATTCTACGCTATCGTTTATTTTTTTTTAAGCTCTTCGATGTCTGGAGCAGACATAAGTTGACCAGCAACCTTTAAAACAACATCACGATCAACTTCATTTTTAAGTTTGTTAATTGTGTCTTGTGTCATATCAAAGATTTTTTCACCTGCTACATCTTCAGCTTTAATGATAATGGCATAGATGACCATTAAGATTTCATCTGTTACGCCATTCTTGGTTGCTCTTTTTTGGATTGCTGCTGTTTCACCAACAGTCATCTTTGAGGAGTAGATAGTAGTATCCCACTCCTCAACATGAAATTCGATTCTATCAAGCGATTGATAGTGTTTGATTGCTTTATCTAATACTGACATTAATTAAATTAGACTGTACCGATTGTTAATGCACCACTACCCTGTAGTGAAAAACTTATCTCAACTAAACCATCATATGATTGGCTTCTTGAAATACCAGTGACGATGCCAGAACCACTTAATGAGTATTTACCTGCAGAATCGCCTTCAGGTAGAAAACTAAATGTAGCTGATGAACCAATAGTTAAAGCTGTCTGTGCTGTATCTGTATCGTCAAATAGAGCATCAATAGAAGCTGTAAACTGTGTCAAACTATCTACATAGGTTCTTGCTGTATCACCCATTGAAGTATCTTCGATAGTATCTGCTGTTTCTTCTACTGAGAAATTTCTTATTTCACCAATAGCGTCAGACCCAACTTTTACTACGCCATCTTTACCTTTAAATGTTGCCATAATATTACCTTTATCTTAATTGTGAAGGATTAGTTTCGTCTGTGCAATAACTAACCAAGAAATTAAAGGTTGCTACTGCTACAGGATTTTCACCTTCACCTACATAGTTTATATCAGTTGAAACTAAAAATACATCTTTTGCTTTATTATTTAAGGTTGAATCTGCACCAATAGCAGTCTCTACTTCTTCTGCAATAGTATCTATGGTGTCATCTGAGTTTGTGTTTGTCTTAACATATGCTTCAACTGCCAGAGTTAATTCTCTTTCGATCACTCTATTGCTACCCATAACAATAGCTTCACTTGACTCTTCTTTTGTATAAATTAATAAAGCTGGTAGGTTGCTTTCTTGTAATGGATAAACCCTTGATTGAAAAACATTACTACCAGTAGTAGAAAGACCAGTTAGCGTAGTACCAACTTGCTCTCTGATTGCTTGTCTTGCGTGTGCCATAACTTATTGTAGCCTATTTGCCTTGTCCTCTGTATTTTTTGTAACTTCTTCTTTTGTGTTTATTTAGTGTTGAACTGCCAAAGTTTCTACGACCTTGCGATGTTTTCTTACCATTGACCCCTGCTGTCGGCTCATGTCCTTTACTGAACTGTAGTTTGGTTTTCTTAGGCATTACTTATCTCTTTGGACTTTCTGTACCTTCTCGAAGGTTCTAAGCCCTCCCAGACCTAACATCCCCATAAGAATAGTCATTAGGCTACCCATATCAAATTCTGGTAATGTAATTGCAAGCCCATAAACAGATATGGCAAATACCATGATTGGTTGAAGAATAAAGTGGTATGCCAAAGCGAAAGCACACACCCAACCAACAAAAGGTCGCCAACCTGCGACAAATAAAGACTTATGGGCTGCTTCAGTCTTATTAACTTCAAGCTGTGCCATGTTCGCTTTGTGTAATTCTGTTTTAAGTTCATGTTCTAGTTTTGCTTTTAAATCGGCATCTGGTACTAATTTACCAACAACACCTGAGACGGAAT